TCGTGGATTGTCGGGATTCGGTTTGATTGATGCGATATTAACTTTCCGCTTCATAAGAGTACCAAATTATATTAAAACCAAACACAATCAAAAGGATTTGAATAACGTGTTCCCGAAATCCATCAGTGCGCTCAACATCTTGAAGTTCATTATCAATATAGTTGATGCCAAGTGTTAAGCCATATATCGGAAAAAAAGTGATTGCAAGATTCATCCCTTGTGTTTTTTGTAAAAGTACAAATATATTTCCCAAATCTTTTGATGCGCTTCATCAATTTTTGCGTATGCCTTTGGTGAATTGCGTTTGTTTCCTTTGTGATCAAGCACAATCCAAAACTCGTTTTTGCGTGGCACAACGTATTGTTTGATGCCATTTTTAAAACACCATCCCATTGCGGTTTGCATTTCTTTACTTGGCGCAAATTTGAATCGCATAATAAAAAATTGTTATTACATTATATGCACACACCCACACTCCGATTGTGATTGCTGCAATGATTGCCCACGTTATTGCTTTTAAATATCTTTTCATTTTAAAAAAGTGTTTGTTGTGCTTGATGTTGTTTCAAACGTTTCATCGCTGCATTGTAATAATCGGGATCAAGTTCACAAGCGGTTAAATCAAAACCCAAATTGTGACAAGCAATTGCAATGCTGCCTGATCCCAAATGCGTGTCAAGTATTTTATCGCCTTCCTTTGCGTAATTCATTAAAAGCCATTCATAAAGCGCAACTGGTTTTTGTGTTGGATGAATTCTTTTTGTATTACTCCATAAAATTTGATAATCATTTCCTTGTACATTTCCAATATATGTATAAGAGTACATTTTAACATTTTTAGCACCACTATAATAGGCAATTTCACATTCACTAAATGTAGGTGCTACTTTTCTTCTGCCAATATCTTTTCCTAATTTGTTCCATATTATTCTACCCCCATTTAAACCCATTTTATCAAAATAATTAACACCCCAAATTACTTGGTTTTTGCTTACTCTTTTAAGTTCATTAAAAAAACTTAATTCAGGTGTATTGTTATCCCAATTTTTTATTTTATGCTTTTTGCTCGTGCCTATTTGTTCAGTATTAGCTATCCCCAATCCATAAGGTGGATCAACAATTGCAAGTTCAAAGTAATTATCGGGATATCGTGCCATCATTTGCATATTATCCTCATTTGTTATTTTAATCATATTTTAGTTTTTAAAATGGAACGTTTGTATCTTTTATCACTTCAAACTTTTTGTTTTCCGCCTCAAGCGGTTTGTACACCCCGCCATTTATGAAATCGGGAGCAACTTCAAAATCACCCAATTGCCCGTTTTCCTTGCGTTTTACCTTTTCAATGTATAATCGCACTGCATCGGATTTGTATTTGGTTTTTTGCCCAATGCACCGATATACAACAACACCATTATATGCCTTATTGAAAAAATCCGCACTCCCTGAAATATCGTATAAAGTTGGTTTTTTATATACACCCTCCACAGATTCAATCTTGCGTGGATGTGCCACCAAAAACAAATGCGTGTTGGTTTGTTGGCAAAATTGCGTTATTTCGGAAAGCACCCTCCCAATGTAGCTGAAATCCCTTTGCGCTGAATGATCAAGCATATTCCAAGGATCAATCACACACACATTGATTCCCTTTTGAAATACCAATTCCCGAAACGCATCCAATATGCCTTTCAACGTTAGGTTTTCAAGGTCAATTTTTATCCAGAAAAAATGATCCTCAATGAAATCCTTTGTGTTGTTTAAGTCATCCGAGTTGCACATTTTGCCATTGAGTTTATTGGCAATCCTTTTAATATGCCCTTCATAAGGAAATGATTCAGGTGAAAACATTGCGCATCTAAAATCATATTTCGTGGCCAAGTTGCAAAGCACCTGATCCACAACATCCGATTTTCCTGAATTGGGAATTCCCGTTACAACGCTCCATTCACCCATTGCAATTTTGAAATAAGAATCCGATTCACCCATTCCAAGTGAATAGTTTTTAATGCCCTTTTCATTGTAGGATAAAACATTATCCCAAATGTTATTGATATTCAATACACCCTCCAATGGGAAATTTTTTGCCTCCTTGATGATGTTTCGCAAAGTTTCAGCACCTTTTGAAATCAACACCTCATTCGCATCCTTGTATTCACCAAACTCCACATATTTGCACCTATATGCGCCAAACCGCCTTGATAATTCATTTCGCAGTTGCAATCCCGCATCATCATTATCAGTGCAAAGAATGATTTCCTTTTTGTTTTTAAAGTATTCAAAGCAATTATCCAAATACTCAAGTTTTTGATTGCCCTTTGATGCACCATTTGGAACGGAGCAAACCGAGTACAATCCCGCTTCATGCAATGAAAGTGCATCCATTTCACCCTCCACGATGTAGCAACGTTCAACCTCTTTCAAATTATCAATGCCATAAAAAATCAATTCAGCACCCGAAACGAGTTTGAAATTCTTTTCAGCATCACGATATTTGACATTGATGAGTTCCTTGTTGCGGAAATAATTGAAGTTAATGCAGCGCCTTTTCTTTTGCACTTGTGGCATATATTCAAGCGATTCACCAATTTTCCAATGCGCAATCGTTGGCTCGGTGATGCCTCTGGAGGCAAACCATTCAATCACACGATCATTCAAATCAACACTCACTTTTGGAGGTTTGATGAATTCTTTTTTGCGCTCAAACTTCACGCTCCCACTCCAACCGCAGTTGTGGCAATTGTACACACCCTCATCAATCGTAACCGATAAACAAGGATCATTTTTCTTTTTGCGTGTATGTGAGCATTTTGGGCAAGTTGTTTTTTCGTATCCTGATTGTTTTTTCAGGATAATTCCGAGGTTTTCAAGTTTCTGTTTCATTTTGCTAACTTAAAAAATAATTCAATCCGATTATCAACATTTCAACTGTTATTACATAAATGATGGCAAAATACATTCCCGCCTTTAATGTGAATTTTTGATTTCTGTTTAGTTTCATATTCTATAATTTAAAAAAGTGTTTGTTGTGCTTGATGTTGTTTCAAACGTTTTATTGATGCTTCATAATAATCAGGATCAAGTTCACAAGCAATTAAATCAAATCCCAAATTGTGACAGGCAATTGCTATACTGCCCGATCCCAAATGTGTATCAAGTATTTTATCGCCCTCATTTGCGTAATTCATAAGTATCCATTCGTATAGCTTTACAGGTTTTTGTGTTGGGTGTATTCGTACCTCTTTATTCTTCATATCGTGCTGCAACATTCCGTGCCATTTTAAAGATATTTTTCTTACAGCGGTTTTTAAACTACAATAAGCCAACTCACAATCTGCAAAATCATTCTCACCATTCATTTTATCCCACACAATCCAACAACTACTGTTGGCTTCAGGAATATTTTCTATAAAATGATTTGCGCCAAATATTATTTGATTTTTTGAAATTCTTTTTAACTCTGTAAAGTATTCTAAATTTGGTTTTTCCTTATCCCAATTTTTTGGTTTATATTTTTTACTTTTTGCTTTTACGCTTCTAGTATGGTTTTTTTTGCCATCTTCACCTATTCCATAAGGAGGATCAACAATTGCAAGTTCAAAATGGTTATCGGGATAACGTGCCATCATTTGCATATTATCCTCATTTGTAATTTCAATCATATTTTAGTTTTTAAGAACATTAGTTCATCCATTGTGAGCATTTTGTGTGGCTCAAGCACATAGGAAAGCACCCGAGTATGCCTCAAGTTCTTTTCATTAAATACCATCCCATTGGTTGCAAACCCTCTGAATTGGAATGTTTTTTCATCACCTTGAAAAAAGGCAAATATATCAACATCGCATTTTGAGTACTCTGGAATCATCATTGGGTTTCGGATATTACGTGAACACTTTACATCCACACTCCAACCATTCCACGTGGCATCGTATTTATCAGTACCTTTAATCTTTGAAGTATTGCCAACACTAAAATCAGGCATTAAATTCATTTCCCTGCAAAATATGTATTCAGTAGCAAAACCCACATAATTGAGTTCTAATCCACTTTTTTCGTTCACAGTACCCAAACCATCAATGCCACTGCGTTCCTTGTTTATTTGCCTTTGTTTTGCGTGAAAACGTATCAATTCGCTTTCCCACTCATCCAAAAAATAGAATTTATTGTTTTCCATCAAGATATTTTTTTAAATTTTCATATTCCGTTGTGCCAAGTTTGT